ATGATTTTTTAATAAGTTTATCAGTAGCTTCGTTAATAAATTCGATAGCTCTCATTATTGCCTCTTAGTTTGTTCCATGATATACTATTTATTATTTTTACCAAACCAAAGTTTAAACCAATCTTCAGTTCCGGGTTTAATACCCTGCTCACGTTGTATTTGTCCTTTATTGCTGCATATAGTAGGTTGTCTTAGTGTAGAATTATAGGCTGCTAATCGTTCCTGTCCACCTAATCCACCTAGGATTGCTGTAGCTTTTAACTCGTGTATAGGATCTGCCGGATCAAGGTAGCAATCGTCATCACTACTTTGTGGAATATCATTTACGGTTATTCGATACTGCTTCATTGATTATAATCTTATTGATAAGAGCATCCATGATATTTTCAACATCTTCGCTGACTTTAACACAGTTATTAACTCTAGTGTCACCTTTCATCTTAGTTCCTTGCTTTTTATAGCCTTTCCAACAACTAGGATCTAAACGTTGTTTTTCTTCATCAACACTTCCAGCATCACCGCCAACAAATTGTCCACGTTTAACATGTGCATCTTTAGGTGTAAAATGTGCTGCTGGACCAGTTTTAAGTTTCTCAGTAGTTTTCTCATCCTTCTTGGGTTCTGGTTTGGGAATACTACTTGGAGTACGAGCAAGACTTGCGTTGCTCTTAGCACGTTGTTTCTGTTCAGCATTCCATAAACGTTGAGCAGCACTCATACGAGCCTCCGCCACACCTTGCTGACCTTGACTCATTCTGTGTAGAGTATTCAACTCATCCATCATGGCCTTGCCCGCTTGTTTAACATCGCCAGTATGTTTCATAATTGTATAGGCAGTATCAATAGCACCGAGCATTTCTTGTTCGCTGGGACGCCATCCTTTAACAGTCTTGGCTAAAAAGTCCATTATCCGCGGCGCTGTCTTTAGCAAATGTGCCTTGTATTTTTCTGCTTCTTCAGAACCTTCCGCCACACCTTTCTTAGCAGACTTGATAGCGGCATCAGCTTGATTATGCGAAGCAACAAAATCTTTAGCCGACACTGCAATACCATTCGGATCGCGTTTATCTAAATCGGACATCATGTCGGGATTCTTTCCGTGTTCGCCTGCATCCATATAGTAGTCGACAATCTTTGCTAGGTGTGCCTGTAACGACCGGTCCATCCAGAAGTGTTCGTCGATAGCGTCAAATATAGGTTCCCATTTACCTAAGTTCTGCATACTACCCCAGTGCATGGTTTTTCCTGACTGTAAGTCTCTAACATCCATGGAGTCAATTTGGTAACGTTCACGTTGTGTCTCTACAAAATCTACTGGGCGAATAACAAAGTTTAACTTTATGCCAGCCGGACCTTGTAGTGCCACTTCAAAATCTGTTTCACTTACTGCATCAACATCGGTTACATGCCATGGGTTGTTCTCTGAATCAAAGCCCTCCGCCACCTTAGATTTAAGTTGATCAAGCCTTGCCTGCAATGCTTCCATATACGGTTTCTTATGTTTTATATTACCTTGTTTGGCTTCTTTTTTCTTATCTTTGTGAGCACCAGCACCGCTTGATTTGGCATTTTTAGCAACAAAGTTTCTTGGAGTACTTGCTGGGACTTTTTTCTTATCGCTTTCTTGTGCAATTAAGTTGTCGCCTTTTCTACGTTGCATACCACCCATGGACATAGGCATACTGGCAATACTGCCACTACCCATACTCGTTGCACTTTCTAATACATAACGAGTTACATCGCCTTGTGATAATTTTTTAAATTCGTCGTTCATTTTTTATTCCAATTTGCTACAGGACTAACTGTGTAAGTACTGTCTAATTCTTGACTACGAAGGTCGCCCTTGTTAATATCTTTATAATCCGCTCCGACTGCCTTTGCAGCCTGTTTAAACATTTGTTGTTCTAACTCAGAATATGGTTGAACCGTTTTCTGTTTTCCGTACCAACTTACTCCGTCCATGTCTAATGTTTTTCCTGAACCGTCTGCCATAGCCATTGCCTGCCCTAATTTAAATGACACATAAGAACTATCCATATGGTCTTCGTCGCCATAGATTGCTATTCCTCTGCTGGACTGTTGGGCACGTTTGGAAATTTTTCCATGTCGTTTTTCAGTAATAAATTCAGTTGCTCTCATAGTGTTATTTATTCTTACCAAACCAAAGTTGAAACCATTCTTCAGTTCCGGGTTTAATACCCTGCTCACGTTGTATTTGTCCTTTATTACTGCCTACAACGGGTTGTCTTAGTGTAGATTTATAGGCTGCTAGTCGTTCTTGTCCGCCTAATCCACCTAGGATTGCTGTAGCTTTTAACTCGTGTATAGGATCCTCTGGAGCAAGATAGCAGTCATCCTCGCCAGTTTGCGGAACATCATTTACGGTTATTCGATATTGCTTCATTTACTACAATCTTGTTAATAAGAGCATCCATAATGTTCTCAACATCTTCACTTACTGGAATACAAACATCTTTACCGTTTTTAGTACCAGCATAGCGTTTACCTTTCCAGCATGCCTTACCGTCGGTTCCTTTGATCTTCTCAGCAATCTTCTCATCCTTCTTGGGTTCTGGTTTGGGAATACTACTTGGAGTACGAGCAAGACTTGCGTCGCTCTTAGCACGTTGTTTCTGTTCAGCATTCCATAAACGTTGAGCAGCACTCATACGAGCCTCCGCCACACCTTGCTGAATTTGCCTTTTAACCCATGGTACAAGTTCATCATCTATATACTTTTGTATATTTGGATTTTTATTAATATCAACTCCGGGTTGTGCCTGCAAGGTTTTTAATTTTGAGAATACTGCATGTTGTGCCTTTTCAGGAATTTTGCCACGCAACCAATTTTCACCTTCTTGATGACGCCCTTGCAAGAAATAACTAATGCCCTTGGCTAAATGTGCGTCACTAAAACTATCGCCCATGCTTTGGAATGTTCCGTGAATTTGTTTGCCCAAGCCTTCCGCCACACCTGTCATCTTAGCGTTCATACTTTTTATATGTTTAGCGTCGCCGTTCTTACGCCATTTGTCCCACATCTTTTTACCATCATCAGTCTGATGAGTGGCAGGATGTATATTAACTCCTAACATACGCATAACCGCATACATATTTGTGGCTATTCCCTTTCCTCGCCAAGCAGGATCTACTTGGGTGCTTAAACTTTCTAATCCATCCTGATACTGATGACGCCAAAACGATACACTACCTATTACTTGCTGTTTTTTATCTAGTGCGTGTATTTTAATATTATCTGAGCCGCCCTTGACATTGGATACTCTGTAGGTAACTCCATCAATTTCTTGTTCAAAGAAAAATCCTTTTTGATTTAATTCTCGGTTATATTTTTCTTTGCCTTCCGCCACACCTTGTTTAACACTTTCACCGCCACCACCATCTCCGCCGTCTTCACCAGAATCTCCACCGCCATAATAGCCATAGCCTGGGAAGAAATATCTGCTTAAAGATCTTGAAGTTTTTTTCTTTTTTTGTTTCTGGCCTTCTACTGCATCCCACTTAGGACCTTCTGCTCGTCCATGACTTTGAGCACCGTGTTGCTCACGTTTCTTATCTCTTTGTGCTGCTGCCTTGGCAATGGGACTACCGTGACCGGTTAGGTCTTTGGCCATATGTCTCATAGCATTATCTTCTGACATGGTCACATGATGACGATCCAACTCTTGTTTTAATGCTGCTAATTTGTTTGGAGCACGAGCAATAGCATTACGTATATCACCTGCTATATTTTTGGGAACCTTACTCAATATATCATTAACAATCTGATCAACCTGTGCATTCTGTTGCCCTACCATATTGCTCTTAGGTGGCTTGATCACTGGCTCGTCATCCGTCTCATCATCGCCTTCTGCTTCAAGATCCATTAAGTATCTTTCGTATTCTGCTTTGTTTTGCATCCAACGACGAGCATTTCTTGTCAGTTGTGGAGCATTGATTTGTTCACCTAACTTGGCCAATATTGGAGGTAGATTGTTAGCAAGGTTGCCAAATGATCTTTTCATTTCTATTTCACCGTCTGCTTCTTCTCCACGTAAGAAATCTTTTAAATCTACGGTTCTACGAGTGTTGTATTTGCATAGGTCATACAATTCATTATGTAGTCTGCCTATGTACATATTCTGTACCCAACGGCCACCGACACCTGCTGCTACCATTCTAAAGCCACGACCCAGTTCGCCGTGATTTTCCATATACTTCTTAGCTTGGAATTTCATTGTATCATATACACTAGTAATAGGTTCGCCGATATCGTTAATGATTGCTCTCAGTGTGCTGTCAATGCTAGTACCTTCTACTAGGGCATTTAATATTCTTTGTTCTGCTATAGGAGTAGGGTCTAGTTGTGGCACAGGTTGTTTTTCTGTCTGTGCCTTCGGCGTCGGTTTCTGTACAGATTTTTGTGTTTGCATGTTTGCTCCCGAAATGTCCATTAAATGTTTAATCCATTCCGGCGGTAATTTTTCTGCCCCAGACGCTCCGTTATTAAATCCCTTATTCCAAATTTCAAATTGCTGGTCAGGAGTTAAATTTGTATTTTTTAACACATTTCGTAACTGTGTAAAACTCATGCCTGTTCCTCTAGGAGTAAACTCTATGCTGGATTTAACGTGTTCATATCCCTGAAATTTATTAACAGCCTTCATTAATACAGAAGGCCATTTTCTTTTTTCTGCATTTTCTTCCTCTTCCTCTTCCTTCCCAGTCATGATTATAACATTGTCGTATCTTGGAGGTTTACCTTCTAAAGGATTGATTAGTTCATGTTTCATTTTTTGTATTAATGATCCTCCTGGCTGTGTCATCGCACTAATATTATTAGCATATTGTGGATATAACATTTTCCAAGTTTTAAGTTTATCATTAATTGGAACAGGGTCATCTTTACCTACCCTGCTACCCATAAACAAATATGGATCGCCACCTATGCTTGTCGCTTTGTCTATTGTTAGTTTGAATAATTCTTGATGGCCGATATGGCCTACAAAACTACCAACAGCGACTACCGCAGTTTTATTACTGTTTTCTCTTGGACGTTCTGTTCTTGCATCGACCTTAGCAGCGTTCTTAGCGGTAATAATATCACGCTGCTCTTGACTGGTAACTTTAATAGGACCTAGGCGACTATTGATAACAATACCTTCATAGTCTTGTCCTAACATATCTTTGCCAATAATGTTAGGATCGTTAATGATTGCTTTTTCTAATGCTAGAGCAACTGGTGCCAATAATTCTTTTGCTTCACGCTTTTTCGCTAACTTGCCGCTAGCCAACATGGCTTTTAGTTCATCAATATTCCCAACCGGTTCAACCAATGCTGTAACATCTAAACCTTCTTTTTGTGTTAGGCTGTTGTCAATAAACATAACGCTGCCCATTCTACCTGCACTAGTTAATTCTTTTACAATTTCATTTCCATTAGGTAACGTATCGCCTGTAGTAGCATCTGTTATATGGAATGGAACTAATGCAAGTTTAACGCCTGATGGTAATTTGTCGTAGTGGATACCTACAAACTTTAATTTGCCTTCGTCTGTTTCTTCGGCAAATGGTAGATACAATACTTCACAGGATACTTGTTTATTAATAAGGAACCCAGGTCCTAACTTGCTATCAACCAATTTAATAGCACTCATCATCTCGCCAAACAGGTTATCAAACAATTTTGCACGATCTAATACTTTTGTATCAGTAGTACCTTTCTTTTGATGATAGTCAACAAAGCCCGGAGCATATCTTGGTTCAGTATTACTGGTACCCATGAAAGGCTTACCTTCAGAATTCTTGCCAAATCTGCCACCAAATCCATCTATTTTAAGATTTAATGGAATTTTTTGTAGTTTAAAATTGCCGTTTCCGTCCTGTATTTCGTCTAATAAATCTAACAAGTCGGCAGGCTTAAGATCGTGTAAGTGTGGCATACCTTTACGGAACTGTGCTTTGACTTCTGCTTCGTTTAAACTTTTGTGTTTAGACTTGCCATTAGTAAAGTTTTCAGCTAATGGTTTCCAAGTGCCTGTGGCAATTGCATCTTTACGAAGTTTACCGTACTGCAATTTTTTACCTGCTTGATCTTTTGTTGGTTTATAACTACGTTTGAAATTTTCTAAATCTAAGTAATCTTTCTCATATTTCTGAGCCATTGTCTCGGCTGTTTGCGACATATCTTGTAGACCTAATACTTCTAGCATTTTGTCTATTGCAGCAAATTTAACAGCATAATCCCTTTTAGGATTGCCCTTAGTAATCATTTGGACGCCCGGTTCAAATACAATATTAAAAAAGTCAGACACTGCTCTTCTTTTAGCATTGTCATCTAGATACTTGTTCATCAACTCCATAGTACCTACAAAACTGTCTTGTAATTTCCTATCATCTCCAGTTGGAGCACGCCCAAAGAATAATGAAAATTGTTTGTTTAAATCTTGTACATATTCACTATCTTTGGACTCCAATGGCTCTAGTACAGGAATACCGTCTATTGCTTTTTCTTGACCAGTTGCTGGATCAATATAAGGTTTATACTTTGCACGTATTCCCCCGCCTCCCTTAGATGCTACTGAAAAACTAAAATTGGCATCAGTTACTGGTCCTGATATGGCAATGGCTCTAGCTTTGCCACGCCCGTCTAGTTTAGCAATATACTTTTCAGTCGGCACCGCTTTTGCTAATGCCCTATAAATGTATTTGTGGAATACACCTTTGATGTTTTGTTGTATATCTTCCCATGCTGAACTATGACTAAACTTAGTCCACTCATCTGGTTTTTGTGTTATAGGAGAATATCTTCCGTATTCAAAATCTATCTGCACTTTAATAGGAGGATCTGACAATTGCCAAAGTGTATTATATTGTTCATTACCGGCACTTGGTGGTCCTAATAATATTGCATTGCCAACAGGACGTTTAACATTATTGGTTAAAAATTCTAATATTTTGTCTTGTAGCTCTTGATTGCATTGTATATCAATGTCACCTACTGTTGGTTTATACTTTTTAAATTCTTCGTCAGAAATACCAATCATTTTTGGATTTTGTTCTGATTCAGGATGCTTGGGATTAAAGTTGGGATTAGGTCTTAATAGGTCAAAGAAATGTTGCGAGGAGCCTGCCATGAAATCTTTAATTTCTTTGTCTAGAATAGCTGGATTAAACAATGGTGTTTTATATATAACAGTAAATGTTTTATTAATATCCATGAATAAGTTTTTTAATACACCTACCATGTGTGTCCTATCTTGCACCTCGTCACTGATTTCAGTGGGTGCTAATTGTATTTCTTGTGCTTGAATAACTTTAGGATTATTAGGAGATTCTGGTTGATTGGGATCAAAATCGGGATTATCTATTTCTAGGTTACCACCTTCAACTAATGCAATTTTAGGATTTCTAAATATTTCTGTTAAGTTCACAATGTTATCCTAACTTATATGTATCTTTTTTAATGTCATCCCTGTAGTGATCATGCAACCTATGACACAGGTCTTCTCTCATTTCTGTAGGAAACTCTGCACCCAACTTACCTTTTAATTTTTTATCGTGATGGAATTCTCTACAACCTTTAACTACCATGGGCATAAACAATTCTAATACTTGTTCAGGGGTACATTCTTTTAATTTTTTTATTTTACGGGCAATGGGATGAAAATGATCTTTATGTAGTTTATCGTGATCGATAATATACCAAAATAAATCGTCGTGTTTTTTATCAGCATCTAAGTCTTTGCTTTGATGTTTGATCTTCATGGGTTTGTTAAAGAATTCAGTGAGTTTCATAATATGTTATTTTTAACCGTATTTCCAAACACTACCATTACTCCAAACTGGATATGTAGTAGTACCGGTAGAACTAACCGTTGCTCCCCAAGTCGGCGAATTTTCACCATTACTAATAAATGCTCGCTGTCCTGCAGGAGTTGCTGATGGAAGTATTGCTATTGTTAATACTGATGTACTTGTATATAATTCAGTGAAGTTGCTATTTACTTTAGTAAACGCATTTCTAATGCTTTCACCGTCACCTGCTAAATCTGCTGATCCTACGTTTATTGTTTGTTTTGCCATAGTGATAATTACCTGTTTATGCTTATGGCATTAACTGTACCTTGTGTCCAGTTACTGACCTTGCCGCGAACCCAAACAAAATTACCGACAAAATTGTAAGATTTTATTAATGTAGTGGAAGTTGAATATGTGCTTGTTGGATGTACAACGGTTAATAATCCAGTAGTATCTACAACATAACTAGAACCAATTGTGTCTGTAGAAGTAAGTTCGATGTCGACCCAATCGCTGCCAGTGGGTGCAGAAATTAATGTTCCCTGTACTCCTACAGTACCTACAAAATTTGTAATTTTCCAAGATACTGTGTGTAATCCGTTAGCAC